GTGGTAAATACAAAGTCTTCTACCAAACAAGGTAAAGATTTTACGGTACCATCGTACATATAAAAGCCACCTGTTTTTCCCATCCAATAAACAGCACCATTAGCAAAAATTCCTGCGTGTTGACCTAAAAGACCATTGTTTGATCCAACCTTTCTTATTGAAAATGTAAAAGGGGGCCCTACGAATTGCATCTCATACGCAGCAGTATCAGTTAAAACTAAAATATAATCCTTACCTTTAATCGCTCCAACTATCCTTGTGCCATCATCTAATCTAAATGTTCCTGCGGTGTTCGTTGATGTGGGTGCGTAATCACTTAAACTTTCTTGATCGGAGAATCTAATAAACATTTTGTCTTGCGATGTGGCTGTTCCTATAGTCGTTTCTGTTCCTAAATGAAATAAGTGTCTGTCTCTATCAGACACTATTGTCATAACAGATTTAGTTGGCATTCCAGTACCAACAGTTGCTCTTGTCTGTAAAGCGCTAGTGGATGAGGGATCCCAAGTAAAAGTTCTTCCATTGTGAATTGTAGCAACCAATATATCTCCAAAATTATCTAGAGACCAGTTTGCAGGTTCAATTGTTACTGTGCTAGATGAAGAGGCATCTCCCCATCCAACCCAATCTGTAATATCAGTTACAGTAGATCCGTTAGCATGTTCTGCTGCCGTTGTGCCGTTTATACCACGACTGATACCGCTAATTGTGTTTGTTCCAGTTGTGTTTGTAGTGTAGCTCATATCTTCAGAGCCAATTCTTAATTTACCGTTAGTTAAAGGTAAGTTTGCTGTACTAGTTAAAACGACTGAGTTTGCACCAACTAACATCACACCACCATTGTTAATTGTAGTAGTGGTAGCTGCAATCGATCTTCCTCCGTAAAGATAAGTACCCCAACCATATCCATAAGTTTGATTTAATGGTCCAATTGGTTCATAGGGTCGTACATCTAGTGTTCCGTTGTTCGTTGTTCCTGAACCTGTTTCTGCTGAAGGCATAGTAATCGTAAATGTAGTGGTTGTAGGCACGGACTTTACTTCGAACAATTGATCGTCAAAACTTGTAGCCGTATAACCTGTTTGACTTGCGTTGAATGATCCTGCGTTTGCAAAAGTTGTTATCTCACCGACCTCCAAATTATGTCCGCTTGATGTAGTTATGGTAACTGTTGCTGATGCGTTAGTCGTTGTTATGTTTGCGCCTGTAGAGTAGTTGTCTGTCTCTAAAGGAGTAATATCATAAAAGGCACCCGCATAATAAATAATTAAAACTTTATCTGTACCAATAGCTGCGTATCTTTTACCATTTGTGTCTGCCCAAACATGTTGTGCTCTAGCAGCTCCTATTAATTTTTGATTCACAAGAGCTGACCAGCCACCTATTTTTTCAGGTTCGCCATATCTAAATCTCACATTATTGCCATCAACCCATCTACCCTCTGCATCTGAAGGTGTAGATTGTTTGTCAAATCCTGGTGCTATGTTTACTTTTGCTAATGGCATAGTTGGATTATATCATGGGGACACCTGTTTTTACAGTATTAACTCATCCAACAAAAGGTAAGATATTTAGGAAAAATACTATCTATTTATCTTTCTTATATTCAATATTATAGTGATGAAAAATATTTATAGCAGCATCTAACATTGGTTTAATTAATTTTTCCATTCTTTTTTTTTCAATTGTAATTTTTTTATGTTTCACCAATGTTTCTACTTCTTGGTCTGATAATTCAATAACACATGCTTCTTTTTCGTATATTATTTTCATTGTTTTTGTTCCCCCCAATCTTTTCTTTTATCCATTTTATAATCTGCAAAAGGTCCGTTTACATCAACATAATGTAAAAAAACTTGAGAGTGCCAATCTCCTACAAAATTTTCTCTTTTATGTTCTAGTTCACAACCCAAATAAACAATTGCCTCACCAGGTTTAAGATTAATAGATTTCCCGTCCATAAATATTGGCCAAGGTTCGCCACTTGATCCTAACATTACTGTTACTGAGATTTCACAAGAAGGTCTGTCTTTATGTGCTGCAAGATCTGCGTTGTTTGTATATAATCTCCAATATGAATACGTAGGATCTAGATTTAAACCTGTTTCTTGTTCCATTCTTTTTTTCTTGGCTAACATTAAAGACTCCATTAAAAAATCACCATACGAACTTGTATCTCTCATCTTTGATACACGATGTCCTTCAAATTCAGAAAAATTATTTTTATGTTTAATTAAAGTATAATTTACAAGAAGAACTCTTTCCTCAGGTGTAAGAAAATTTTCTATTTTTTTATATTTAAAATTCTTAATTTTATTAAGCATATTTATAATAACCAAGATACTAAAGAATATCTAACTCCTTCTGTTACTGGTTCAACTTTATGAGGGTACAAATGATTTGATGGCCATAGTATCATAGTGTTTGGTGTTTTTTCTATTTTAACATGTTCGCCTCCAAGATCAAAAACTAAATTTCCTCCTTTATAATCATTATTTAATAAATATATAACACTTAGTGTTCTTGGTATATCAACACAATGATCAACATGAAATACATAATGATCTGATTTTTCATATTTTAAGGCACTTAAATGTGTCATTTTCATTGCCGACATTTCTTTTTGTTGAACTCTGTAATTTTCAGCTTCTCCCATAATTGTGTGACATAATAGATTATGCCAATGAACATGTGTCATTGATTGATGATATTTTCTAAAACCATGCTCACTTACTTTTCTAATTTGGCCCCCTTTATTTGAACTGTTGTTATCTCCATCACCAATTGTGGTAGCGGGCCTAAATTCTTTTTGTGAATCTAAGTATTTTAAAAGTTCAGCTACTGTTGCATTAGCTAGAGGTGCTTTTACAATTTTTATAAATTTTAATAATTCGTTCATTTACACTTTTTTTTAATCCACCATTTATTTCTATAAATTTTATTAAAGCTTAATCTAAAATACCTATTTAAACTGTACCATGTTTCATCTTCTATTTCATTAATTTCCATCTTCCAAGATGATCTTTTAAAAGGTATGGCCTGAGCAATGGGTGTGCCTCTTTTTATAATAGTTTTTAATGTTTTATATTTATCTCCGTTTAAAACAAACGGAAAATTTACTGCATAAGGATAATTATCTGTATCAACTATGCCAGCTACAATCTCAAACCTGTCGTCTCTATTATTTAGAGGAGGAACAAATAAACAGGAATATCCTGGAGGGGTAGTAATAATCCAAGGACTTAAAATTTTATATATTGGCAGAAAACTATTTTTTTTAGAAAAGGGACATTTTTCACCAACTTGACCAAGGCTGTGATTATCATTAGAAGAATCAGGAAATACATGATTTAAAAAACTTCGATCATTTAACGAATACCTTCGTCCACTATCAAATTTATTTTTGTCCTTATTATAAAAATTATGATGTAAATCCATATCTTGAGGCATTTTAATTGAGTAGCCAAAAGATAGTGAATCTAAAAAAGGCATACAATGTTTTATGGATTGTGCGTCTTTAGGATCTAATTGTTTAAACCACTCAGGTATGTTTCTTATAATGGGTTCGGGTTTATCTTCCTCAAAAATATTATCTAAATAATCTTTTTTTGCAGAAAATTTAATTATGTTTTCGAACATAATTGCTTATAGCCGTAATAAGATATAAAGTCAATTAATTGGCGATTTCTTGTAGGCAAATAATATTTTTACCGTTGTCTGACAATATTTGATTAATTGTTTTACCATCAACGTGATCTGAAGTATTATCTTTCAATTCTTCCATATCCATAACGTAATTTTTTATCTTAGTTTTCCACTCTTCGCTATACACATGTGTGTTTCCTTTTACAGATCCCCTAAAAATCTCTATTCTCCAATCTAATGCCTCTTCAAATGGGGTTTTATTACTCCATGATTTGTAAAATCCTGTTAAATCTGAGCTTGATAATGGAGCGCTTATTGATACTGCACCATCAACTAATTCAATATTTACAAGTTCTTTTCGTATGTTATCCCAATTTGAATCATCTACATCCCGAATTGTAGTTTCATACAGAGTGTCACAAGCTATAGAATTAAGATGTGTTTCATCTGTAGCAATTTTAAAACCAGTGTTAGCTATATTTCCAAATCTTAACTTAGCCATTAACCTTCTCCTGTATTTTCAAATATGGTAATAAAACCAGGACCACCAGGACTCATATTGGTTGGTCCACGATTTCCACCGCCACCTTGATTGGTATATAATCCAGGTCCAAAACCAATGTATCCACCTAGCTGGTTGCCTGGTGATACTGTTTGCTCGTCTATTCGCGGAGAGTAATCATGAGCAAAACCTGGTGCAGGATTTAAAGTTCCTTGATTGCCTCTGACCCAAGGTTGGTTTGGGGAAGCTTGTGTTGCCATAACTCCTCCGCCTGCTGAAAAAGTTGCTGGGGCAGGTGTTATAAAAGTTGTAGCTTGTCCATGATTGGTCTGAGATGGAGTACCTTGTCCTGCAGATCCCACTGTATAAGTAGCTGTGTATGGATGTGAACCTATAGGAACTCTAACTAAACCAATTGCTCCTGGGCCACCTACTGCGGTACCTGGGCCTGGAGGGGCTGGTCCATTTGGGTATTTTCCTCCTGCTCCACCACCAATTAGTAAAACTGAAGCTTGGTTAGCGTTTGAATCAGCAGTGTAAGTTGCACTACTTCCTGATGAAGTTGATAATGCTAATTCCATGTTTGATCCACCAGCAGTTCCACTTGATGCTGCGGTTATTCTTCCATCTTCATCTACAGTAAGGCTTGAAAGAGTATACGAACCTGCAGTAACAGCAGTAGATTGTAGTTGGCTTGGTCCAACAGAATTGGCTGCCATTTTTGTTAATGTTACGTTCGATTGTTTAAGTTGTACGGTGCCAACAGAATTAGGCGCCATTTTATTTTGAGTTACATTTGATTGTAAAATTCCAGCAGTAACAACTGCATTGTCATCAATTTTAGCAGCGGTAACGGCATCATCTGCAATCTGTGCTGTTCCAATAGTTCCACCTAAAGTGTCTAAAGAAATTTCTTTTAAATTTGTTCCGTCAGCATAAGCTGCATAAATTTTTGCAGCGTCAGGAGTAAATCCTGTTCCTGATGCAGTTTTAATTGTAAGGTTAGATGG